GGAAGATTGTGCTTCATTCTTCTTATCTTTTATGGCATGGAACCATTTCCAGACAAGCCAGCCGGACTGTAACACAATGTAGAGCAAGGTAGCAACTGCAACCCATTCATTCAGAGTCAGACCGCCAACGGTCACAGCCGTTGTAATCACTACAGGAGGAGCAGCCTTTGCAGCTTCTACGAGTACGTCTGACTTCTGTTCGGGTGTCATCTCTCAATCCAACTTGTGGTGTCCTCATCCCATGAGTACATTTTACCGTCAGTTGGCATAGAAACGGGAGGTTCCCATTGTGCGTCTGCGTTGAGAAGCCAGCTTGCAAAGGGCTTAGGAGGCACAAACGCATCAATGTCTTGCCTATATGTGTACCCAATGCCTGCGTAGTTCTTCCTGATGTTGCCGTTGTATGAGGTCTGCTTCCACGTTCCACCGAGGATTTTCTCTAGGTGTGCAGCACCGATATGTTCTTTCTCGACACCACTAGCGTCTGAAGTATCCTTGTTGTCTACTACGACAACCTGCGTGACGATGTTGTTTTCGTCCAATTTACAAAAATGAGCCATCATTAACCTCTTGCAAATATTCCGTGGAATTTGTGTCTTGCCTCAATTGCAACCAATTCAGCAAATTCAATGTCTTCAAAATAACCTATCAATTTGCGTTTTTTATCAACTGTTATTTGGACGCTCCATTTTTTGCATCCTTTGTCAAAATAAACGTTTTTTATTCCTGATTTATTGTTGACATGAGCCCTTCGGTTTAAACAATTTTGGCTTTGCGTAACGTCTCGCAAATTTTCAATTCTATTGTCAGACCGGTCATTGTTTGCATGATCTGTTATTTTGGGGAGATATCCGTGGTGGTACAAAAATACAAGCCGATGTAGCGCATAGACTTTCCCATCGACACGCATCCTAATATACCTATGGCCGCCCTTTATAGGCGTAAATTTTGGTTGATAGCCTTGCTTTGCATACAGAAACCCATCACGATACTCAAACAGCTCTTTTAAGCGTTTTTGAGTAACCATTAAGCCTCCAGCTTTAATCCAGTTAAGTCCATTTCTTCCCCGACAACACCGACGGGAAAGGTGTTAAAGGATAGTGAGATTCTTACGTCATCGCCTTTGACTTCAGGAACCATGTGCGTCAGGCTTGACGGAAACAGAATCAGTTTGCCAGCAGTGGCTTCAAACCACCAACTTTCAGAGTTATAAGCGTTCCACTCTGACGGAGGAAACTTGATCTGTTGCCAGCCATCACGGTAGAAGTAAATCTTGTCATCAGCGTTGGTCTGCACATAAAACACACCACTGATGTAGCTGTTAGGGTGTGCATGTTTGTGATGGTATTGCCCTGGCTCACTGTAGTTACACCAGCTTTGTGTGACTCTCAGGCTGACATTATGCTTGGGATTGACTGTGTTCTTAAAGTAATCCGAGACGCTATCTTCAATAAACGAACGAAGACTTGTTAGCGCAGGATCACGAAGCACAAAGTTGTTCGTGCTTGTGGTGTTACCCATGTTGGGCCGAGTCTCAAGCTCACGGATGAAGAACAGTTCCTCATCGCTCAGAGGTCTACCAAGCTCTGCAAAGCCTACAGGGATGGGGAATAAGTTATGCAACTGCACGTTCAAATTCCTCACGGGCTATACCCATCTCTTTCAGTTGCTCGTCGGTGTAGATCGTTGGGATGCTGTCCTCAAACTCTCTGATCTTGTCAATGACCCAATACACCTCTTCTATGGAAGGGCATGGCCGTGGATCATCCCACCGAGTAAAGACGTTGTTACTGATTTCCCATTTAGCACCTGGACGAAGCAAGTGCATTGCTGTATCAATGCCTAGAAATTTGTAAACTTTTGTAGTCATGTTATTGATTGATTTTGATGATTACGATACCGGAGCCGCTTGTTCCACCAGCACCAGACAATCCTGGGCCAGTTCCGCCGCCTCCACCGCCACCGCCTGTGTTAACAGTCCCCGCTGATCCCGCTGCGCCTTTCCCACCTGCCCCACCACCCCCAGAACCACCAGAACCAGATGGGCCAGATGTCCGCGAATCTACGCCACCACCACCGCCGCCAGCATAAGTTACGCTAGAACCAGTGATGCTATTTGCTGTACCAGTACCACCATTACCACCGTCAGTGGTAGAGCCGGTACCTCCTGTGCCACCTGCGCCACCTCCACCGCCTCCGGCAAACGCTGGAGAAGTCCCAGCACCAACGCCACCATTACTACCTTGAGCCGGAGATGTACTTGGAGTATTACCTGTACCAGCAGCTAAGCCTTGAGAACTTCCGCCGCCTGAACCACCGTTGTTTCCTGTTTGACCGCCAGCCCCATCCCCACCACCTCCACCACCGCCTCCAGCGGAAACAATGCCTGGGGAAGCAAAAGGAGATGGCGAAGAACCACCAACAATTGAGGACAAATTACCGTCTGTCCCACGATTTTTTCCTGCGGCTCCTCCAGGCGATGAAGCACCAACAGTAATAGTTAACGTTGCTCCAACACTCACTGTTTGTGATGACCCAATCCTAAAACCACCTGCGCCACCTCCACCGCCAGCAAATGAACCTGACCCAGAACCACCACCACCACCACCGCTTGCAACGCACAAGTAATCAATACTCGTCACACCTGTTGGCACTGTCCATTGTGTAGTGCCTTTGAACACAAATACCGTTTGGCTTGGTACGGTGTACTTCAGGATCACAATGCCGCCAGAACCATTGCCGCCAGACGCTGCACTCGCGCCACCACCACCACCGCCTCCACCTGTGTTAACAGTTGCGTTTGATCCGCTTGTTGATGCTCCGCCACCCGCGCCGCCGCCACCAGAACCACCGGAAGCACCAGCAGAATAAGGTGCGTTACCGCCACCACCACCACCACCACCAGCATAGGTTACTGATGACCCTGTAATTGTTGATGCTTGCCCTGCGCCGCCTGCGCCGCCTCCAGAAGGAGATGAAGGAGAACCAGCAGCACTTGCGCCACCACCGCCACCACCGCCTTGGTCGCCAGGGCCAATAACGGGCGAAGTACCACCATCAAAACCTTGATATGCAACCGCTGGCGCACCATTACCGCCAGCTGATGGGGCTGAAGGAGTATTCCCAGACCCTTTAGTAGCAGCAGGAGATACGCCACCATTAGCTCCGCCTCCAGAACCACCGCTTCCAGCAGAACCGCTTGCATAAGTGCCGCCACCACCGCCACCTGCGGAGCTTATTGTTGAAAATGGAGATGGGCCAGCTATAGATGAAGCACCACCGCTTGAGCCTGCTACGTTAACAGTGGTGGAACCAGCACCGCTTGAACCAACTGTGATGGTGTAATCATTCCCTGCGGTTACACTTAAAGCAGTGCCTGTTCTAAAACCACCAGCACCGCCACCTCCTGCCCAGTATCTACCACCACCGCCACCACCGCCAATAATTAAATAATCAACCTCTGTAACACCAGTAGGGCAAGTCCAAGTAGACGTAGCGGTAAAGGTTTGGACGATGGTGTAGCCGAAAGTGGGCCATATACCTTGTCTTTGAGCAAGGAACTGCTCCATCAGTGACCAGACACCCTTAGCGGATGTTGTTGTCGGAATATTTGCTGGGCCTATGACCCCGCCGTTACCTCTTGGCATGGCGACTCCTAGCTAATATCTTCGTAAGAACAAACAACCTTAAGATCGCCGGACGTTCCTGCTGTAGCACCCAACGACTTATCTTCTTCCAGGTAGATGTAAGCGTCTTTGTCTATGATTACTAGCGTGGAGTCAGCAGGAACAACTACTGTAGATGCTATCTGTGTAGCTGTGCCACCTAGCGCAGCAGCAGAGTAAAAGTTAATCGTAATCTCTGCGTTGCTCGTTCCGTCTACGTTAGCAACATAAAGCGAGTTGACTTTTAAGACCTTGCCTGAACTTGCAGCGTTACTAAGAATAGACGTTGCAGACGTTGATGACAGGTCAACCGTTACGGTCTTTCCGTTTATGGTTGTCGGTGAGAGTAAATTTGGTGCGGCCATTTGTTATCCCCAAATCATAGAGGCAGTGACAGGGCTAATACCACTGCTTGCAGCAGATGCCCACGAAAGCGTTCCAGAACCATTGGTCTTTAAGAACTGACCATTCGTTCCGTCTGTGCTTGGCAGTGTCCAGGTTACGTTAGAACTGATAGTTCCGGCAGCCTTGAAAGCTACATAATTGCTTGAGTCGGTATCTGCAAATCGTATCGCGCCCGTAGCACCGACCTGTACGTTTGTTCCGTCCCAGGTCAGATTCGCAGAACCACCAAACGAACTAGAGTTGTTAAATTGAATCTGGGTGTTAGAACCACCTGGGGTTGCAGAAACAGTCGCCCAAGAAAGGTTTCCGGAGCCATCAGTAGATAAATATTGACCGTTAGATCCTGCGCTAGAGGGGAATATCAGTGTCGTTGTTCCTGACGATGCAGCCTTAAGCGTAACCGAGGCTGTTCCAGAAGCACCGTAGGTTAGCTTGACACCCTTGCCCGATCCACCCGTGTTTACAAGGTCGATAATCCCGTCTGCGTAGACAGAACCGTCTGCCGCCAGATAACCCTGGCCTACTAAAACACTCGTCCAGTAAAGCGCAGAACTCTGCTTGATTGCTTTGCCACTTGTACCGTTAAAGACAGCAATGAAGTTATCTGTCGATGAACTTGGGCCAGTGACATCACCACCACCCGCAGGTGTAGACCAAGACAGCGCACCAGAACCGTCGGTCTTAAGGAACTGACCCGACGTTCCGTCAGCATCTGGTAATGTAAATGTGACGTTAGCTGCAACCGTTCCTGGAGCCTTAAGCGCGATGTAGTTACTGGAGTCGGTGTCAGCAAACCGCATAGCACCGGTTGCGCCTAGCTGGACGTTTACACCATCCCAGGTTAGGTTCGATGAGCCAC